ATCGGTTTCTACGATTGGCCACGGGCTTGCTACTGAGTCTGCCAACATCTCAGGATTGTCTGAGGCAGGATGATCGCCAGCGGCATTTGGAAGGATATGCAACTTCGAGAGCGCATCCTTTACCTCAGCCTTAGACGGTACGCCAGCCTTCTCGAAATCAGGTGTTTCAGTATTTTGTACATTTCCCGTTGGGTTTTGTACATCTTCTGTTGGCTTTGAATCCGGAGCAGTATCAGCGGCAGGTTCAACTGGCGCCATCGGATCAACATCATCGGAGACATTTTCAACACCGGCAGTCGGAGCGGCGGCGTTCACGATTCCCTCAGGAGTGAAGAGATAAACACCATTGCCAGCGACAAGGATTGGCTGATCAGCGGCAGGAGTGTCTAATAGTGGAAGTCCGAGTTCGCTACGGCGCTCGTTCATAGTCTTTGTTCCACCACGAAGTTCGAGATCAGACTTCTTTGCCATCTGCTCGTTGTCGCGGATCTCGCCAACCATAAACTTGAACTCAAGTTCGCGTGGCATACCGAGGTATGTGTAAGAAATGTTGGTGAGCATTTTGCTGATCCATTGGACAAGCGGAGCCACACCGATTGACTGAGCGGCCTCTGCTTCACCTTCTTGGTGTCCGGACTGTCCTAGTCCACCCTTAGCGGAGAATCCAATTTCGGTTGGAAGTACGCCGAAGTGCCCAGTAATCGAAGTGATGAGGTACTCGTCGAGGTTCGACTTAAACTTCTCTCCATAGCCTTCATAGAACTGAGGCTTGAGGCCGGATGGCAAGATCAGAGCGCGCTTGCGTTGCTCAGTCTGTCCAGCAAGGTTGTCGTTAATGATGTTTTCGTATTGCTTCATTACGAGCGGATCGTTACCGAAGTCCGCATCTGAAGTCAGCATCATCTCAGGGCTAACGCCATCGGTATATTCAGCACGAAGCCATTGTTGGCGACGAAGGTAGAGATCGGCTAGAGGTAAGCAACGCTCAACTGGTGATGATCCATAGACGGAGTTTGCTCTACGGTTACGGATGAAGTAAGAAAGATCGTCCGAAGTGAACTCTCCATCGGCTTCGATATTATCGGAGTTTGCTTGGAACTCAGAACGAGGGAAGCCGTAAAGGATTTGCTGGTAAGCGGCCTGCGGAGGCATTGGGCGCATACCACGATCATCAAGGAGTGGCTTAATAGTAGATCCATCGAGGATTTGGAAGCCGTAGAGATCTCCACCAACGGTGCGTTGTGGCCAGATTGCCCACGCATCAAGAACGAGGATTTCTTCGAGCGCCATCATCATCCAGTCGATGAAGGTCAGACCATTAGCACGATCGGGGTTCTCCCAAAATGTACGAAGGCGATAAATCTCATCAGAGAACTTTGAGCGGGCTTGGCTCATAGCACGAGTGTGATCTCCACCGATCTCAGCAATAATTTTTTCGCTTGCATCTTCGGCGATAGTGATATCCCAGTCGAGTCCGGAGATCTTAGCCTTTAACACTTCTACGCAACGGCGAACAATGTCGATCTGTTCAGCGGCACCACGGAGTGTTTTGAATGGTACGAGTTTCTGCTCAGTACCGATGTTGATGTTTTGGGCAACTTGGTATTCATAACGGCGAGGATCTGCGCGGCCGTCTTCACGAAGTGGGTTGATTGCACCCGGAAGAATTGGAGAACCTGGTCCAAATGGAACGCCTGCAAGAATTGGATTACGAGGCAGTGGAGTTTGTGCGCCGTAAGTGTTCTGAGTATTTGCATCTCTCATCTGCTGTTCAGTCATAACGACTGCACCCGCAGGTAAATTAGATGGAGCCTTTTCAATCTGTTGTGCTACTGCCTTGGCTAGACGGTCGATTAGACCCATGTTGTCCCCTTAGTTATGTCCCTTGTATTACGGACTAGGTGTAATGATAGCGGTATTACATCGCGGACAGAACTTAGTCTTTTTAACAACTGGCAATCTGCAAGACGGACAGAAATCAGCCATGGCCGCCAGAGATCGAAGAGCATTAGATCCGCTCATCAAATCAGAAACCGCCCAGACCATCGCATCCATACGATCGGGCGACTTATCTGAATCCGGCTCCCATGTGACTAACTGATCTTCAAGTTGAGAGAAATCTGATCCAACTAAATGAAGGCGCAACTGTTCAGAGAGCGCAGAGATCGGTTCTGCTCGCACTCGCTTGCCTCGAGAGGCGTGAACTTTCCGATACGGGACCGTTGCATCAACTTGCCGGAGCAGGGACTCAATCATGTCGCCGCCATTGTTGGCCTCGCCGATGATTCGATCACATTTCCATTTGCGATACATCTCGATCGCTTTTCTTGCCCAATTCTCAGGCGTTCCTCTCATCGAGGCATCTTCAAGGATGTAGTAATGACCATCCGGCGTAGCGCCAGCGACCACGATTCCAGTTTCGTCCGAGCCTTCTCCGCTTGTGACGGCGGGGTCGATAGCAACGACAACCCTGAAATAAGGCGGGGCATTTTCGGGCTTGATTCGAGCCTCCTCGATCAGCGCTCTCGTCCATAGGGCTGAGTCTGATTCGTCAAGGATCTCGCCGTAAAGTTCCTGTCGTCCCATTCTGGTGCCTGCGTATCGGGCTTGTAGTTCGACTAGAGCCTGCGGAGCGAGGTTGTCGGCATTATCGAAGGTCGAGCCCCTGACGATCTTCACAGTGCCATCTGTGCGGCTAACAAGATTCCTAATTAGGGCAACAGGGCGCGGGGTTGTGGTGACAATAGTTCGAGGATGGCTACCTAAGCGCATACCGAACTGAAGTTGATCCCATGTATCCGGATAACGCCACGCCGCCAATTCGTCGCACCAAGCCCCGTGATGCTGAGGACCGCGCAAGCGATCAGGCTCATCGGCTGAGAAGAGTTTGATCTTTGAGCCATTGGTTAAAGAGATCGCTCCCTGAGATCTGTTGTAATCGGCAAGCGATCCGTAATCTCTGAGGATGTTGATAATTCCCGACTCACCTTCGGCGCATACATCACGGACATCGCTAAAGGTCGGAGCGACAATCGCCCACCTAGTGTTGTTCTGCGTTGTTGCTTCCCACGCCAGCCATTCAGCGGCAGTGCGAGTCTTGCCAGCGCCTCGACCTGCTAAATAAAGATAGATTGACCAGTTTTCATCATCACTCGGTAATTGCTCCGGCCTCGCTAGATCGTTCTCCCACGCTATCCGGCGATCCTGAAACTTCTCGTATAACTTTGATAATTTCTCGTGTTCTCTGTCGTAAAAGGTTTCCATCGTAACTCGTCACCTCCACCTCAGTTTTTACTGGCGCGTCAATTCCATAGAGTTTTGCATCGCGCTCCAATATCTTGAGCATAACCTTAATTGCCTCGAGATCGCCTTTAACGACATCAGGCCAAATAGCAGTGAGAGCAACTTCGAGCCTCTGCCTATGCAACTCACGCATCTCAGCGCTAAGGGCATCATCACGCATACGCTCCATCGCTCGTTTGAACGCGGCTCGAGCGCCTGACTCATCTGCATAATTTAAGCGCTTGGCGATCTGATCGAATGTTGCTCCGCCTTGGCGATACTGAACAACCTGCCGCTCCTTCTCAAACAGAGCAGGGTCAATACTAATTACATCCGGATTATTTTCACCCATAAACGGATTACGATTCTTCGTTAGGTTGGAGCCCTGAAGTCGGAATTGCACCGCTATCTTCTAACAGGAAGTTAGACGCATCGCTGTTTATGCTTTCAGGGCGTGAACCTTTGTACATCCTAGCACCTGCCTTGTCGATCTCAGAGAACGGCAAGATAGGAACCGTGAGGCGCTCTTTAGCCGCAGGATCGAGGAAATAGACATACCTCAGTTGGAATCCCTCAGCCTTCTGTGCGCCAATACTGTTGAGGAACTTATGGCTTGACTCAGTGCCAACCTTGCCCCACTTTTTCTGCAACTCTGATGAAACCCCTGTGGTGAAGTTAATGTCTGCGGCATATTCGCCGTCAGGCAGTCTCCAAATAGTCTTGTTCTTGTTAATCTGAGTCAGCACGAAGCCTGAGGCGCGGTAGATCGTTCCATCTCCGCACTGAGTGCCATCGGCGAAAGAGATTACCCACTGCAAATGGGGAGCGTGCTTCTTGAGCATCTTAAGCGCTACGCCTATTGCGCGGGACTCACTGTTCTTAGGCAGGGCATCGCTAAAGGCCATCCGGTTTAATTCGATGAAGCCGTTCCACGGGGTATCTTTGACGAGCCCCTGAGTCTTGCGCTTATCCATAGACGGGCCAAATTGAAGCGCTCCCTCTAATTTCCCGTTATAGAAAACGCCGATGTGGATTTGGGAGTTTGGCGCGACCTTTTTACTGTAATGAATCTTCCGGACTAAGGCATTGGCCTCAGCGGAGGTGATCGGCTTTAAGATTATGTCTTTCGCGCTCATACCTGAGTCCCTAGGAATATCTCAGCCATCCGAGTCAAGGCGTTGCCATTCTTGTTCGTATTTTCCTCATCAGGGAATTCGCCCAACGCAAGGGAGGCAGAAATCGCGTTGTTCACGATTTCGACTTGCTCATGGCTCAGGGTAAAAGTGACTTGCTGAAATGGCGACTGCTCTTTAGTGGTCTTATCAAACGCATCTGACCAGTCATCGGCGGAGGCTTTAGCGACCTTCTCAAATCCTAGGCCTTCAATATCCCAACCAAGATCCTCAAGATCAACAAGTTGGTTAGATAGCGCGATCTCATCCCATTCGGCTAATTCAGCGGAGCGATTATCTGCGAGCGCATAAGCCTTGGCGGTCTCGGAATCCCAATCATCAGGACATACGCTTACTGCGATCTCTTTCCATCCGAGAGATCGAGCGGCTTCAAGCGTTCCGTTGCCAGCAATTACTACGCCATTATGAACAACGAGAGGTTTGCGCTGGCCAAACTTTTCGAGGCTGGCCTTAATCGCGGCAAGATTACGGCTCGAATGTTTCCGAGCGTTCTGTGGATCGAGAGTCAGGCCCCCGATTGCTACCGTTTCCAATTCCATTATTTACTGCCTCTAATCTAGCGTCAAGTAATGAATCCATCTCGCCCATCAGGAACGCCTTCCGCTGATGGGTGAGCCTATTTCCGTACCGATCCTTGAGCATAACGGCAAGATGGGCGATCGCTTCGTCTATATCGGCGAGCGTGATCACTTCCTTGTCGATAATCATGGGGATCATATTACCGTTTGCGGGCCTCGCGTTTTTCCCTATACGCCTTGATATCTTCAGCGCGATAGAAAACAGATTTTCCTTCTTTTTTCACCCATGCAATAGTTTTACGAAATTGCAACTGACGAAGATTGTTGATCGTAATCTGTAAGTGATCGACAACCTGTTGCGAGTTCCAGAGTTCATCTACCATGATGGCATTTCCTCAACCTGAGTAAATGATGATTCCTTAGGCTTTGTGCGCGCCTTTAGATAAAAATCTGTTCCAGAAATTTCAAGTGAGATTTTTTTCTCGCCATCTTTTGTCGTATAAGTTGATTGTGCCAATCGGCCAACGACTGCGATGCGATCTCCTTTTTGGAGATTCTCGATCACTGCATCTGACTTGCTATTCCAAAAAGTAACTCGGAACCAAATTGTTTCGCCATCTTCATACTGGCCATTGACCTTCTTGCGCGGCGTATGGGCTAACGAGAACGATGCAAGCACTTCGTCCTTGAGCATTTTAATTTCCGGATCTGACCCGAGATTGCCTTCGATAATGATCTGATTCATTTAATTGCCTTTCCTGTTGGATCGCTTACATTACATTACTTGAACGCTTCCGTCATTTTTCAAGATTACCCACTTGCCATCAGGTTGCAGAAATGGCTCGGCCTCCGGATCTGCCCAACTACTGACCATCCACCCTTTATCCGTTGCGATAGATGGGTTCTTATGAATTGAATTAGTCCCGAGGTTATGGCACTCATGGTGAACGCGGATCAAATTAGAAACGGAATCCTTGCCGCCTCGGGACTTTAATTTTCTGTGGTGGAGCGCCATAGACTCAAGGGCAGGGCCACCGCAGGTTTCGCAGTAATACCCCGCCCTTGCCTCTACAAGCGCAACGATTTTTTGATCCACCTAGTACCAGCCGTATCTCATCTCGTGCCTCCATGCGGCGCAGGGAGAGCCGTAACGGACCTTAATATAGTGCAGGCCGTAGTCGATCTGAGTCATTGGGCTTTTAGGCTTGTATTCGAACTTGTAATTACCCCATGTGGTCGGCAGGAATTGAGCGATACCGAACGCACCGGAGGATTTGTTCAAGGCTTTAGCGTTCCAGTGCGACTCCTGTGTCCACAATTTATCGAGGCACACGAATTGACCCATGCTTGGCACTTTCATGTGAGCGTAAAGTTTTGGGTGCATGAGAAACGAGAGGCTTTCACGCGGAGCGTTTGCCGCCTGCGCTACAACCGTTTGAAAAGATCCCACCAAGATGGCTACTAAAAGGATCTTTCCTTTAGCCCTTATCGGGCGACCTTACCCCGATTCGTGCAGACTTGGCAGGCGTTACCCTCGTAAATCCATTCACCACATTTGTGGCGGCTTACTTTTGTATCATCCATTTTCGTACATCCTTTCGGGAGATAGCGGACTGTCTAAGTTTAGCGGCTATTTACTTCCGCCCCATCCGTCGCCTTTGAAGGAAACGCCGAAGGACGAGAAGATCCGCTCCATCTTTCCGCAACATTCGGGTAATTCGGGCGTGGCATGGATTGAGGCGCTAACCTCATAGATCCTAAAACATCCATCGCACTTGTACTCATATACGGGCATTAGTGACCTCTTGTTGAAGTGAGAATCGTAACGATATTAAAAATTATGGCGATAATGCTTAATACGATTGGAATTGTATGATCGTGATCTCTTGTGTCGTATCCCATTACTGTAACTCCTTCTCAATGGCTTGAATGGTTGGGCAGGGATAAGGAAGTTGATAAGCACCTTCGTTTGTCCATTGTTCGCAAGCATTACATTTCCCTTCAATCGGCTTATGCAATTCCAATACAGCACGAAGGGCATCTTTCATAAAGATACCGTCAACAACTGTAA